TACCTGGTTTTTCAAAAAAAGGTCCTATTAATAATCCTATACTTATTGATAATCCAACAGACTTTATAAGTGTTTTTGGTGATATCGATAGAAGCCTAGAAAATAAAGGAAGTTATTTTCACAGAACAGCTTTGAAAATGTTACAAAGTGGTCCTATATATGCTCTTAATTTATTAAGAACTGATGATAATAGAGATAAAGTACAATGGGCTTCGGTGTCAGTTTCATCTAAATATGATAACTATGGTACCGATCCTTCATATCCTAAGAATATACCATATTCAAAAATATTTAATAGACAAGATTTCTGGGAACGTGATGAAATTTCTTTCTTAGATTATTTGAAATCACTAGATAGTGATTGGTCAGATGATCGTTTATTACAATTTACAAATATTGGCAATAAAAATATCACAACATTTATTTTCAAATCTTCAGTTTTTGGATTTGATGTAACTGCTTCTGATTGGTATGGTGGTCATTCTAAAGTTCCATCTTATTTAAGTCCAACTGATTGGATGTCTGATTATATGGTAACTGTGTTAGTTCTTGAAGGTGATTGGACAAATTATGACGATCTTTCAGTATCTACTGATTACTCACAATATTTCAATGCAAATGGTCTTATTAAATCTCAAGTAACAAATTTTGTCAATACAAGTAATGTTACAGTATTAGCTAATTATGATGTTTCTTTAATACCTTATTTCAAAGATTCAAGTGGTCGTGATATGTATATTAAGACTGTTATTAATGGACAATCAAATCAAACTGGATTATTCTGTTCATATAATGAAGAACTTATTGTTGATTCAGATTATAGAACAGATAAGATGGATATTATAGGTTATGGTTTAGTTGGAACTTCTTCGGATAGTATTGATTTTATTTCTTATAATCAATCTATTGTTGAAGATATAACATCTACACAAAAATTATTAGATTCACAAGGTAATGTATGGGGTAACTTTAATAGTATGTCTGGGGCTACTTTAGTTCCTGGTTTTATATCAAGAGGTACTGCCGGAAATACAAATCTATATGTACATCAAGTATATACTGGAACAACAACAGAAGGTGCTTATAATGTAATTTCTGTAACTGGTGCTAGTAATGAAATTTTAGAATTACCATCTGGATATACAGCTCCTACTGTAGGAAAAGTATATTTTAATAAAACTATTGGAAAAATAGTTTCTGGAATATGGTATGATATTAATTCAAACCCAACATACAATCAATTTACAATTAAGGATTCGATTGGAAATATAATAACTGGTCATACATTAGGATTAGTAACTGGAATGATAGCCGTTCAAAGTGATATGGAATTTACAGGAACCGCCAATTCATATTTTGTTATTGGATCAAGACAAAATGTTAATACAGCACAAACTATATATTTTGCACCTTTATCAATAACAACTGGTATAACAGTTCCTTCAAGAGTGGATGTTGTTTATTTAACAACTGGAAATGATAATATATTATCTCAAGCATCTTCTACTTATATTGATACTACTACAAAAATAGTATTAGGAACTGTAACACATTCATATGATGGTGGAGTCGGATTAACTTCAGTTTATAGTCCAGTAACAATTGGAAATAGTGGATATAAAGTAGTTGATAATACAATTTTAACAATAACTGGTAATACAAATACATTAACATTAAATTTCCAAGGAACAGGAACAACTGCAACTTATGATGTAACAAGAAGAGATAAAATATTCTCTGAAATAACTACAAATCTACAAAATGGTGCAAGTCAAGGTAAAATGGTTATTATTAACCTTGTAACTGGTACTAAATATACTATTGGAACAAATTATTCAGTAGTTGGTAATGTTATTACTATATCAGGATTAGATGATGCTAGTCAATATTATTCTGGACAAGGTGTTATATTCTATTACATAGATGATGAATTTGTAATACATAGTACTAATTCGACAAGTAGGTTAATAACTACTAATCAACCATTAGAATCATTAGGAAATTCTGGTACTACATCATCAACTGCCGCAGGTGTTGTTGGTAAATTCTCAACATTCTATCAGAATTATTATGATGGTCAAATTAATAATGGTGATTTCTTTTATAAAAATAATGATCCATCAGGTGGAGTACAAATTTCTTTAAGTATGTTTATTGATTCATTAGGAAATTTGACAGTTGATTTTGAAGGTGATTTACTAACAAATTGGACTTCACTTTATGGTTCTGAATTGATTGTTGTTTCTCAACAAGGAAACTTAAAACAAACAATTGAACTTGAAAATCCAACACAATATTCAAATCCATTTAATACTAGAACCATCTGGATTGATAAAACTCGATATTCAGAAATAAAGAAAGGATCTTTCTTGGAAGCTTATTATGATGAAAGTACATTGGAAGTTGGACAAACTCCTAAAACATTAGTTAGAGTTATAAATGTTGTTAATGATACTACAAATTCTAATTGGAAAATTGTAACTTGTGATGGTCCTATTAAAATAACAGATTTAACTCCAAATCCTAGTCCAACTAGAGAATGGCAAACAACATCATACCAATCAATTGATAATTATGTATCAACATATCAAGGTATAAAAATTAAACCTTTTGTTATGAGTTCAGATTCTATACCTAATGGTACAGATTCAAGACAAAGTGATATTTTATCTGTTATTGATAAATCTACAAATTTAGCTAAAGCTTTAGTAAATAAAAATAAGATCTCTTGGAGATATTTGATAGATAGTTTTGGATTAGGTTTGGATATAACAGCTTATCCTGGAGGTTCTAAACAACAATTAGCTGATCTTTGCGGTATGAAGAAAAATGCTCTTGGTTTCATAAGTATGCCAAGTTTAAGAGATTTCAAAAAATCTGAAAATCCAAGTTTTGTTAATGATGATGGTACAGTAAATACTGGATATATTAAAACTGGAGGTAATGATGATTTAAATCCAAATTATTTATACCAATTTGCAGTAAAAACTAGTGATGGTAAGAATACAATTAATGGTCCTGCATGTGTTGGTTACTTCTTCCCTTATGTAAGAATTAGTGATAATGGTGTTCCTAAATGGGTTCCACCAGCAGCATTTTGTGCTACTTCATATATGGCTAAATTTTTAGGTGGATTACAACCTTGGACTATTGTGGCTGGTTCTGATCAAGGACGAGTTGTTGGAATTGGTGGAGTTGAACTTGATTTTAATGATACTGATCTTGAAAATATGTATCAAATGGGAGCTAATCCAATTGTTAAAACTGCTAGTGGAGTTTATTATATTAATAGTGAAAGTACAGCTCAAGTATTTCCATATAGTTCATTAAGTATAATTCACTCAAGAGAAGTATTAATTGAACTTGAAAATCAAATGTATGACATGTTATTGACATATCAATGGAAATTTAATACTCCTGAAATTAGAAGTGAAATTAAATATAAAGCCGATAAAATCTGTAAAGATATGAAAGATAATAATGCTTTATATGATTTTACAAATATTTGTGATGAGACAAATAACACTAACTACATAATTGATTTACAGATGGGGGTTCTGGATACCTATATAGAAATTATAAAAGGAATGGGTTTAATCATTAATAATATAACAATATTGAAAAAAGGTGATATTCAATCCGGAGGATTTGGAGGATAAAAATAAATTAATTAAAACCCAAGTTATAAAAATATTGGGTTTTAATTTATTATATGATTTTAACAAAAAATATATTAGTTAAATTAAATAAAGGAAATTTATCATATTTTCGCAGAATTTGTAATAATAAAGAATTACAAATTGATAAAGAAGTTAATGTTGATGTTTCTTTATTATCTTATACTTCAAATTATATAATATCTACAAAATGTGATAATTGTTGCTCTATAAATGATATAACTATATATTCTTATAATAGAAATATATCTAATGGTGGGTTTTATCATTGTAAAAAATGTAAAAATATAAAATATAAAAATACATGTATAGAAAAATACGGTATTGATAATTTTTCAAAAACTTCAAAATTTGTGGAGAAATCTAAGAATAAATATATTGAAAAATATGGTGTTGATAATCCTATGAAAAATGATGAAATAAAAAATAGAATGATATCAACAACACATGAAATAACATTAAATAAATTAAATAAATTTTCGGATCAATGGAATATAATAGAAAGAAATGATAACTTATATAGAATTTTATGCAAAAAATGTAATCATATTTTTGAAATTAATGATAAATTATTATATAAAAGAATAGGTTTAAAAACTATAATATGTACGGAATGTAATCCTATCAATACTCATATTTCTGGAACCGAAATTCAATTATTAAATTTTATTGAAGATAATTATAATGGAGAAATAATAAAAAATAATAGAAAATTAATTTTAAATACCAACACAAATAGATTTCTAGAACTTGATATTTATTTACCTGAATTAAAATTAGCTTTAGAATATAATGGATTGAGATATCACTGTACTGAATATAAAGATAAAAATTACCATAAAATTAAAAGTGATTTATGCGAAGAAAAAGGAATTCAATTGATTCATATTTGGGAAGATGATTGGTTATATAAACAAGATATTGTAAAATCTATTATATTAAATAAATTAGTTTGCGTATCTAATAAAATGAATGATACAAAAATTGAGATAAAAGAAATAATTGATGATAATTTATTAAAAGAATTCTTAAATAATAATCATATTGAAGGTTATATTAAAAGTTCAATTAATATTGGATTATTTTATGATAACGAATTGATATCTTTGATGACGTTTAATAAAAATTATCATGATATTTTTAATTTATTGAGATTTTGTAATAAATTGAATGTTTATATTATGGATAGTTATGATAAATTGTTTGAATATTTTATTAATAATTTTAATTTTAAAGAGATAATTACCGAAGTTGATAGGAGTTATTCTAATGGTTTTTTATATAAAAAAATTGGATTTGTATTTGATGGTGTTACGAAACCTATATTAAATATTAGAAAATATGATACACAACAATATACAAAAGAAAAAAATTATAAAATATATAATTCTGGAAATTTAAAATTAAAATATTTTATAAATAGTTGATATTTTTGTTTAAAAATTAATATATAATATTAAGTTTAGATTTTTTTTCAAAAATGAAAATAAAAGATTAATATATAATAAAAAATAATTAAATGATATTATGGCATTAGCACATTTTACAAATATAGAAACAGCGGTTAATAATTGGGAAATTTTGTATAAAAATTTATTTGAGGTTACTATTGTATTACCTACAATATTACAGGGAATACATCCAAATTATACTAATTTACTTTTAACTAATATTATAACTGCTAAATTTCCTACATATCCACCATTAGAATATGCCGAACAGAGATTTAAATATTCTACACGTCAGTATATAAAGATGCCAGGTACTACATCTACTGAGTTAGAATTGTCTTTAAATATGAATCAGACTAATAATTTACAAGTATTTACTTGGAGAATTCTAAAAGATTGGTATGATTTGGCTTGGAATAATGAAGATGGTTCTTTACATTATAAGAAACATTTGGTTGGCGATATTATTGTTCATCATCATGATAAAGAAGGTCACGTTATCCGTAGAGTTGTTTATAACAACTGTCAAATGGGTAAAATATCAGGATGGGAAGATTTAGATTGGAGTGCTCCTGATATGGTTGGACCATTATCTGTGGGATTCAAATCGGATTATTGGCAAGATTTTTATTACTGATAACTATCTGATATTAAGAAACTTACAAAAAATTCACCAAATATGGTGAATTTTTTTTTGTCTATATATCAACTATTTAAATATATTTGACTTTAATATGATATTGAAAAATTTAACTCGTTCAAAATATAAATATTAAAAATAATTTTTCTGTTGAGATGATGTTCTTTAAATATATATTTTTAGGAATTATAATCTGGAATATGAAGGATTATTAAAAAATAAAATATAAATATGGCCACTAAAAAAAATAATAGTGATTTTCTAAATCAATTTATCGATGATAGAACGTCAAATTTAAATCAAAATGTTGGTGAAATAAAGGATATGATGGTAAATCAAACAAATGCTCAGTCATCACAATCAACATTGGGATTTTTGAGTGTAGATTTAAAAATTTTACCATCAGGAATTTTCTATAAACCTGGAACTCAAATAAAGATCAAAGCTGCTACTGTATCTGAAGTTCAAGCTTATTCTGTTGTTGATGATGCTAATATGATAGATGTAACTGAAAAAATGAATCAGATGTTATCTAGTTGTGTTAAAATAATACATCCAAATGCTTCTATAGGTTCATATAAGGATTTGAAAGATGCTGATAGAATATTCTTAATATTTATGATTAGAGAATTGACATTTCAACAAGGATGTAATTTAGCAAAAGATGTGACTTGTAATTCATGTGGAACAGATTTTAAAATAAATTTTAGATCTACTGGAAATGCATCACAACCAAAATCATTTATATGTTATGAAATGGATGAAAAATTATTGAAATATTTTGATAATGATAATAAAGTTTTTTCTATAAAAATAGATGATGAAACTTATAAATTAGCTCCTCCAACTATTGGAATACAGGAAAGTTTCTTTTCAGAAATTAAAAGAAATGTACAATCAGAAAAGACTCCAAATGTTTCTTTCATGAAAATTGTACCTTATTTATTATGGGATAGAAATTCTATAACAGATGAAGGTATTAAAAAGAAAGAAGAGGAATTTAAGAGAATGAATATGAAAACATTTCAAATTTTAAATAAAATGGTAGATTTAATGAAATATGGTATTAAGGAATTAGTACTTCCTTGTCCTAAGTGTGGCACGGAGGTCCGCACTACTATGACATTTCCCAACGGAGCCTCAGGTATTTTCGTTATTCCAGATCCATTTGCAGACCTTGATTAAGAATAAATTTGAATTTCTGTTTCAAAAAAATCAACATCCTACGTCATGGGATGATATTCCATATTGGGAATTTGAAGAATATATCAAATTATTAAATGATAGAAACAAAGAAGAGGAAGAACAACGCAAGAAACAAGAAGGAGATCAAAAGACTAATATGCCTAATATGAATGATTTCAAACCTAGTAATTTCAAAATTCCTAGTTTTGGGGGATTTAAAATGTAAAAAATAAAAACCATCTTAAAATCGGATGGTTTTTTTTATATATAGTAAAAAAGAAAATAAAATATTGATGAATGAATTTCACTTTTTTGATTTAGATCATACGTTATGGGAGATGGAAAATTATGCATGGGTTATAGATAAAAATAAACCTGAAATTCCTCTTGTTAAAATTTCAATAAATGATTTATTTATGATTAAAAAAGGATTTTATCGTAAAGATAATCTTAAAATTAATTATAATGGTCAAGAGTTTTTTATTAGTAAAGATTTGATGAATAAAATTCAAAAAAAGAAAATAATTGGAATTGATAATATTGGTATATCTTATATTGAACTTACAAGTCCTGAATATATTAATATATCCAAAATAACATTTTTAACAAAAAATATAAAACATTTAGTCGGTAGAGAAGATATAAAAATAATTATATTAACTGCTAGAAATAATAGACAAAAACATGAAAAAGTGCTTAATTTATTAAGACTTAAATTACAAGAGATGGATTTAGAAATATTTAAAATATATTTTGTTGGTGATGAGATGAAAATTGAGAATGATGAAGGAAATGCTTATAAAAAATCTATAGTATTGTTAGAACATATGGTTGGTATGAAAATAGATAAAAATTCTTTTGTTCCATTAAAACAAGATTTTAGTAATTCTATTTATTTTTATGATGATGAAATTCAAAATATAAATTATGCCAATGATATACAATCTATATTTGATACAGTTTATAGAAATACCACCAACGAAGATGCTAAAAAAATAATTATCAATAG